TATAAGACAAACTGGAAGATTCCTAGACTTTGTTCTTAAGTATGCAGCCGCACACGGACAACCGTCCGCTGTACGTTGGCTTAAAGCCAATTTAGTTGCAATACAAAAAGAATTAGGTCAGGATCGACTAGAAACCCTACATGCCTTGACTCCGGATCTACCGTATAGCAAGACGGCTAACGGCCTTCCTCGTCTTATTCCTGCCTCTGAAAGAGGTAGAATGAGAAAAGGGGACGTTAAAGTAATTCGATTCTATACAGGTTTATTCAACCTGTATAGGGTAATTCAAATACCTGGAGATCTTAAACTCCAAACGATTACTGCGCCGTTCAATGGAAATTTCCTTGAGTTAGCAACTTACGTTGGTAACTTGAAGGATAAACGGTTAAATTTCTTTAATAGATTACCCGATTTCGGGAAAATCTTGAAAAGTAATTTGGTTCCAGACAACTTTGTTTTATCTCGATCGGCTTCGCCGTCGTGTAAAATGAGCTGTCTTGGAATCTTAACCGATATCCATTTGCTGAATACAGAGATGCCGGAACTGTGGCAGGAGATTTTGTACTACTTACATAGTGTTGGTACGAAAACCTCCTCTCCGTTCCTGAACCAACTCCAGGCCGGATATTTATTGATTAAACGTTTGGTTGATTATGATGGGAAAACCCTCATCGGTGTTAAAACCGGAAGAGAGTTGACCCAGCATGATCACCTTATGTCTAAAGATTCTATCCGTGCACATGGGTTGGGACCTGGAAGAGGGATCTCGCAATTTGCGATCAAATCGGAAGCAGCCGGAAAAATCCGACTGTTTGCTTTAATGGATAGTGTAACACAATCTGTGTTAGCACCACTCCATGAAGCTATGTTCAATCTATTGAGGTTAATCCCCAATGATGGAACATTCAACCAAGAAGAGTCTATAAGACGATCTCAATTCAAGGCCATTCAGGCCGGAAAGGCGTTCTCGTTTGACCTGACGGCCGCCACTGATAGACTACCGGCATTCTTCACAGCCATCTTAATTGAAGATATCTTCAAGAAGTTGGGTATGGCAGAATGCTGGTTGAATATCATGACGGCACGACCTTTTGGCTTCAATGCTACTGTAGCACAGAAGTTAAAAGTGTCGGTCGGACCATACAGATATGCAGTAGGCCAACCTATGGGTGGTCTTTCCTCGTGGGCCGGGTTAGCGATAACCCACCACTGGATTGTCCAGATGGCAGCTTTTAGTGCAACAGGCTCGAGCTCTTGGAATGAAGAATATGAAATTCTAGGAGATGATCTAGTTATTTTCAACGATAAAATCGCGGAAAAATACCTGGAAATCATGACTGCCTTCGGCTGCGAGATTAATCTATCTAAATCGATAGTTTCTCGTAACCGACCAGTTTTCGAGTTTGCCAAAAGAACCTGTTGGGGGCCGCATATAGTTAGTGGTATATCCTTGGCACAAGTAAGAGCGGGTTGGAGAGTTGCTGGCCGAGTTGCTAATGCGTTAAGCTTTAGTAATTCTGGTCTGATAACTTCTTCACAACTGCTCGCAATTACTTTGTCAAAATATGCTTTTTCTAAAGGCATAAATACTGTTGCTCTTGAACTCCAAAAAGGAGGACAAAAAGCAAACAGATATTTAGCATTAGGAATACTATCACTTTTGGGATCTCTTTACCAGTCTGGTAAGATTTCGCAAAAAGTGTTAATGACTGCTTTAGTCAATCCTCATTACGAGGATGCTGACTACAGTGGCGAGGCTGTTGGCCTTCCACTAAGAGCATCATTAAATGTAGCATTCAGCACGCTGAATGACCCTGACAGCCCAGGCGAGGTGACTTGGAGTCACCAGGAGACGCGAGACGAAGTATTCAAAGAATACAAGTCGGAGCTTGCAACAATCATGTTGCAGGCTGCCTTGAAAAAGGCTTCGCTACTCCTCGAAAATTCTGAACTTTACGTTCAACAATTTGCGCAAAAATGTTATTTCCCTGCAATATATGCAGACGATGTAACAGATGCTAAAGTTGACTATAACGATTATCCATCGGATTATAAGTTATTGTTAACTCAAATTGAGAATTTCGTCAATCGGGCCTTGGGGCTAGAAGATACCTCGGAGGATCCTGAGACTCTATACGATACCATTTACAAACTTGCTTACGAGCAAGCTAAATGGGAGCGAATGAGTTTTGAGGAAGCCTCTAAGTGGTTGGAAAAAGTGGAAACTTTCGAGTACAAGTTGACTCTGAAAGAAGCCGCCAAACCAGGACGAACAGTCCTGGAGTCGGCTCCCATTTTGTCCGCACTGAGACAGATGGATCCTAAAATCGTAAATCGATTTGAAAGACCCTACTGGTCAGTGCCAGGCTATAAAAGCCTGTACCTCTTAGACGAAGCAAAGTCCGCCCAATCAGGGTAGATGGGTTTGCGGAGAAGGCCATATTTAGATTTATTTAAATACAGCCTAGTGATACTAAAGGGTACCTTCATAAGAAGGTAGTCGTAAAACCATTTTATTGGCTTCAGACGATAAAGTGGGTGTGGGTAATTGGATCGACCTAACGGACGACCAAGTATCCATACCGATTACCTGCCTTTTTGGGAGTATCTCTATATTGCTAGGTCGAAAATAGATTAATCTATTATCGCCTAGATTCCGCTGAGTTCTTATTACCAAGCCAGAGTGGTTCACTTACGAACCTTCATCTACTGAGATTCAATAAATTTATTTATTAAATCTCTATAGAAAGTAGGTCCATTAAAGGAACTTGTTCCGGGATTGGATTGCCTACGGCGCACAACCTGCGC